TTTCTCTGGTGGAGGGTAGGGGTTTCTTGTAAATAACGCATCCCATTTCAGACCTGAAAACGCCTCATTATCGACATGCTCCTCTTTTATTCTTATCAGATCACCTATTCGCATAATACCTCCACACTATCGTCTACCCAAGCCCAACCGAAATCTTTTTCCTCTCTGAGCCAATGGACTTTGAATTGTGACTTTGTCCATCCTTGTAAGGTTCTCATGTTTACGACAACACCTAAACCAAAGTAGCCCTTGTGTATCACCAATGTTCCTATTTTCATTTGCGTTTCTGCAATCTTCTCCGAGTCGGATTTATAAAAATCTGCTTCGCACATTTGTTTTTCTATGTCTGAAATGACTCTTTCCAAATAACTGCCGTACTCAGGGGTGGGGTGAGACATGTGTCCCCACTGTACTCTATAAAGGGTATCATTGTTTTCAATGGGTACAATCTCTACTATAACCCCTATCCATTCCATTTCCCTCTCATACTCATCAGGATCATCTATCTTCAGATCCAAACAAATAGGACACAAGGGATCTATTCTTACTAAGTCACCTATCTTCATACGACCTCCAAATATTCTAAGTTTTCATTAAATTTGTTTCCTGTTGCTACCCATACGAATTTACCGTAACACTCTCCAAAAGTTCTTGCAAAGAACCCTGTGGCTATAGCCAACTCTCCACCTTTGGAACAGTTTTTGTATCTCACTATGTCACCTATTTTCATGCTATCCTCCTTTGTTACTTATAATATAACCATTCCTAATATTATTGTCGAGGACATTTTTTGTCCACCATTTATAATCCTTCCACGCATGGAGAACAATATCTTCGGAAAGCCATGTTTTATCTCTTGTATCGTCTATGGGTGCAATCGCCCAATACCATTCGTTTCTCGGCTCGCTCCACTTACTTGCTATGATGATAAGGGTTCGATCACCTATCATTATTAAGTCTCCTATTCGCATATTACCTCCACTCTGTTGTGATACGTACACCACACACGACCATCAGGTTGTGTAAAAGTAAGTTTCCACTCTCCAATGTATGTTATGACTCCAATATCGCCATAGTCTTTATGTCTCACTAATGATCCTATTCGCATACTATCTCCAAGCAGTCTTCAGGCATAACTGTAAATTCTTGCCCTTCAATAGGTGAATGTAGCCACCTTATTCGTCTTGCATTTCGCAACTGTGTTATGTCAGTAACGACACCTATCGCTTTTTTATATTCTGGAAAGCAGAAATACCAACTTGCTTTCACCTTAACTAAATTACCTACGCACATAAGACCTCCAAGTCAAAGTATTCTAATATCGCCTCTGAGCCATCATTCCAAAGAATATGATACCTTTCTCCACAAGACATTATCTTCATGACGATGCCAATTCTGTTGCCCATATCCGTGTATAATCTTGGCTCAAGCCTCACTAATGAACCTATTCGCATATTATCTCTAGATCCCTTTCATCTTCTAAAGTATGTTGTAATGGGCAGTTGTCTCCAATCCATTGCACATACCAATGTGTCCAACCCTCATCAGGGAGAGCATTTCCTGTCACTAAGCCAAGATGGTTGTAGTTGAGCCACTTTGATTTCACTAATGATCCTATTCGCATAATACCTCCATGCTCGCGAAAAAGTAATGGTGTCTTCTGTTCGTTCTCAGGTTTAGACCTTCAAACATGCCTCCAACCACCTTGATAAGAACAACCATATCACCTATTTGTGGATAAGCGTGATTGTTCTTTGTCACCTTATATAATGTGCCTATTTTCATATTTTCTCCTAAATTTATTTGACAGATATAGTATAACAGGTTATGTTAGAATGTAAAGGTCAGAAATTGTCCGTTTTGATTTTGGTTAGCCAATCAGGAGGAAAACCACTTGTGTTTCCTGTTGCAACGTTCTTTACCATAACCATGTAACCACAACCTGTCCAATCAATACTCATTACAATGAAGATTTCATTGTTCTGTGAGACTAGATCACCTTTTTTCATATTCACCTCTGTTTGAATGTTACTAATAATATATCACGGATGGAGAAAATGTAAAGGACAAAAAATGTCCGTTTGGAACTCTCACATGTGTTCCTTATAAATCAAGAGAGAGAATTCAAAGATGAACCACAGATAAATAGCGTCATGTATGGGGCTTTAGCCCAAAGACATCTGTAAGCACCTGTTGGAACATCAGTTCTTATCTCAGTGACAACCCCAACCCCAAGATTGTGGCTTTTATGGGTAACTAAAGATCCTATCGAAATGTCAAGTATTTTCATATTTCCTCCATCGAAATGTCAAGTAAATTATTTTGAGAAAAATGATAGAATTCTTCTCGTTTTTAGTATTTCTTATAAAGATAATATAACACAGTGTGTTTGTTTTGTCAAGAGAAAAAACGAAAAAAAGTAAAGTTTTTGCATATACTTGAATTGTTCTTCACAAACTCATCGATCTCTTCATATGTGTATTCCAATATCAGTTCGCTTTGATAGCTCTCAAAGTACTCAATCGTTTGAAGATAACCATCAAGCTTTTCCATATCTTCTTTTGTCCAGAAGTCATGCATTGGAAGACCACACTTCATATCTAAATACAAAGACCAATAAGTCATAACTTGATCGTCTAACCAAAGAAAGTAAAGTATCTTTTGCTTTTTAGACCAGTCAGGGTTTATCAGACTATTGGTCTTTTTTTCGTTTTTGGTTCCCACATTCCTTCCTCCTGTTTTTTCTTTTTCTTTGTTGGTCTTGCTCGCGCTGGTGCATGGTCTCGCGTAGGATTTCAGAAGAAGAAGAGGAGGGGGGTAGGGGGGTAGTAGGCGTAAAAACAATTTGGATTTTGTCTTCCTTTATCAATCTCTCTAATGTCTTGCATCCTAAGATTGATACAATGCCATCAGTGTAATGTATTTCATAGTTGGCTCGCCACCTTATAAGATCAACTTTGGTATTCAAGGTTCCAATTTCAATTACCTTTGTGATAACGCCCAACTTGTTGTTGTCGCTAATTAGGGTGCCTATTTTTAGCTTTTGCATCAACTAAACGCTCCCTAATTTTTTTTCTATCTAAATCATACGTTCTGTGTACAACTACGACGTTTTCAGAAGTTATCGGATAGCCCGATACAGGATCTATTTGCATTGCTATGGCATGCACGATCCCTATTACCCTACCTGCACTGTCGTAAACTACCGAACCAGAAGACCCAAACCAAGCGTATGATTGCATGAGAATCTTATCATAACTTGACTGGCTAACAAAACCTGTGACTAAAAGTCCATCTATGTTTTCAGGGTATCCATAATAGTATAGCCTCTTGGCTAGTATATCATGATCTTTGTTCACTATGTAACTTGCAGACTTAGTATCAGTAAACTCTCCGTATGGCAATAGGATTGCAATATCAGAATATTGGTTTTGATATATGACATCTGCTGATAACATATTTCCATTCTTCTCTCTTACGATTATATCGCTAGCGTCATCAATAACGTGGCTGGCTGTGAGGATGAACAAATGGTTTCCTATATGTAGAAGGTTTCCGGAACCATGACCATGAGATTCCCCATTCTGAAAAGAAAAGACCTTCACAGATGTCGCAACGGCTTTGTTTATCCCTATGTTATACTCACTGGATACTTTTGAAACTTCTAGTTCGTTGATTTCACTATCAGAATAATAAAACATCTGGCATGAAAAAAATACAAACAACCATAACATAACTCCGTCCCTCTATTAGTAACTAGAGGTTATTTACTTCAAACAACGATGTTTCTTTTTCAGGAGCCTCTCTATTTACTTCAGATGTCGATTCACAGTCTAAAACGCAAACTTATAAATGGTTTTATTAACTGCCATGCCCATATTGATAGGGCAGGAACGATACAATATACTGATAAGGGGCTAACTAAAAGACACCTGCAAGAGAAGTGGCAACTGGTAAATGATGTCAAGAGACAACTGTCTGAATATAATTATTACACTGGCATTTTAGAAGCATGTTTAAACCAGAAGCAGTTCAACACCAACAAGATAATCTCCTTTATAGATCTCGATAGCACCATTCACCAGAAAGCACTTTACGGAGCCCTACGTGCCAAAGAGGAGCTTCTAAAAGACGGAGTGGAGTTATTCATAGGGAACCAAACTGTTGGCGGTTTTACAAGGGAAAACCTTGCTCTATTTGAGAACAATGTGGATAACCTAGACTTCCTAGGTGGGTTACCAAAGTCAGACAACGATGCTGATAGACATCTAGATATCTTGTTTTCCGTCGCTAAGAGTACCGGTAAGAAAGTGCACGTACATGTCGATCAACTCAATGTGGTTGAAGAGCGGGAGACTGAGTGGTTGGCCCAGAAGACAATAGACTATGGATTACAAGGTCGAGTGGTAGCGGTCCATTCTATATCGCTGGCTTGTCACCCTAAGATGTATAGAGATTATGTATACAACCTCTCCAAGGATGCCGGACTACAGTTTGTTTGCTGTCCGTCTGCTTGGATAGACCACCAGCGTACAGAAACACTAAGCCCCACTCACAACTCTATGACGCCTATTGACGAAATGTTGGACTGGGGCTTGACTGTTGGGATAGGCACCGATAACATTGAAGACATTTATAAGCCTTATTGCAACGGCGACATGATGTTTGAGCTTCGTATGGCTCTCGAGTGTTATAAAATATACAATGAAGATGCCTTGGAAGACTTAGCTTACAACAACGGTCTTAAGATTTTACAATAACCTTCCGTAGTCATCCTCTACTCGAACTACATCATCTATCTCTGGTGTTGAGACTTCGATCAGCTTTACGTAACATTCGTCTGGTGCACTGAACCTGTGTATCTGACCGGGCTGTATTCTTAATGAATCTCCGCAAGAAAGAATGTGAGTCTTACCGTCAAGATGGACAACGGCTGTTCCTTCCATGACATATATCGTCTCGTCTTTCTGTTGGTGGTATTGCAGGGATAGACGACTACCGGCATTTATATGCAATATCTTTCCAAGATACTTATTGTTAACTGCCCATCGGATTTCATATCCCCATGGTTTTTCTATTCTCATTTTATCTCCGTTTATGTTAAATTTTTTATCATTCGAGAGTAACAAGCTTTCTCATCAATGTCAAAGCCATTACTCCTCAGCCAGTAGATTCCTTTTCTCCAATGTTCATAATACTCTATTATTGGTGGCTTCTCTGGCTCTTCTACTCCTTCTGTTAGCATTAGATAATGCACATGGGCCTCTCCTATTAGTGGCACCATTTCCAAAATAGTATCCCAATTGGACCTTCTAGACTTAATTAATAAATCTCCATAGTTTCCGTTATTGTCATAATAATCTTCCGCCGGGAAGAAGTAGGATGAGTCCTCTTTAAGGTGGACCTCGCAGTATAATTCGTTATCAATCAAGTTTATTAACTTGCTGATCATCTTCCTCAGATATCTTGATTTGCAGTCTTTTGACAAGATCATCATGGCCACCGATAAATTCTTCGACGTTCCCTTCTACTTTCAATATCAATGGAACGGTTCTCCAATTATAAATAGTGGACAAGTGAGCTAAATGTTCAAGCTTTTCATCCATGGAATAGTATTCAAAGTCATAACCATTGCTTCTGAGAAGTTCTGCCGCTTTGCGACAGTATCCGCATTTTATTTTTCCATATATAATAAACATTTCTATCCTTTTAGTAATTGTTTTGAGCTTCTTTTCACCTTTTCTAATAACTCCGTGGGTGAACCAACGATGATGAGTTCTCCAAAACCGGATTGTAAAGACATAGTCACTCTACTAAATCTGGCTTGTTCGTTCAGACCAATTTGGATCTTGCCCTCTTTTAGTAATTCATTAACATCCTTGGCCTCTGAGACCACTGATATGTGGTTCGGGTTCACCACTATTTTGTTAAGATACCAAGTTTCCCCAGCTTTTGTTATACTCACTAATTCTATCATTCTGTTCTCCTTGAATTTTTAAATATACGCAGTTTGAATCTATGACCCATTCTCCGTCGTGAAACAGGACTATACATTCTCTGTCGTTTACATTCTTCTTGAATACACCTATTAGAGGTTTCATGCAAAGATTGCAGTCCCATGGTATGGACATTTGCCCACTATCTTGAATTTTCATCCTATATGCACCAGCTGGTATATGTACCAAATCACCAGTTTTAAGTTTCTTCATCTTGTTCTTCCTCCATTGATTTTTCCAATATTTGTACATACCCTTTCAATATGTCTTGACAATCGGATATAATCATATCTGTCTTTGACAATTTGATTCTGGTTATTTCGAGAGAGTGAATTATATCTCGAATTTTTGCATCACCAGTGTCCAAAGAACCTGTTGCGGTTGTTGCTTCCTCTAACGCATGTTCTAAGTGCAACAAGGCCTTGTGCATAATTTCTCTCACTTCGTTCTCTATCTCTTCCAACTCTACTGTGTATCCTATTTTAACTCTCATATTCCCTCCATTATGGTAAAAAGTTTTGATATAATGTTGCGGTAACTAAACCTACAACAGTGGTAAGAACAACCCAAATAACCCTTGCAGTCGACTCTTTCCAGTTCTCTAGAGCCTTAAGCCTAGCATAAAGACCCTGTTCAGGGTCATATACGGCTTTCTTTATTTCTTTCACATCGTCAATCATTTCTTCTTGTTTCTCTGCCATTCGTTCAAGATTGTTTTTCATCTCAATGATAGAGGTTAACAAGTTTTGCATTTGTTCATCAGTCATATTATATCTCCTTTAAATAGCCTATGTTTTGACTATTGCATGATTAGTTGTAATTAGTGTTGATGCAACGGAAGTGGCGTTCTCAAGTGCTGAAATGGTAACTTTAACTGGATCGATAACTCCAGACTCAAAGAAATCTTCTATCTCTCCGGTCATGAAATTATAACCACAGTTTTTACCAGAACCCTTGACTTTGTTGACAATAATATCAGGAGACTCTCCAGCATTTAGACACATCTGTCTCAGAGGGGCTTCGCAAGCGTCCAAGACTATTTGGAAACCTAACATGCCTCCCTTCTCTTTAGAGACTACTGTGACTGCTTCAGACATTCTTACAAGGGACGCACCGCCACCGGCGATCACCCCCATCTCCTGAGCCGATCTAACTGCTTCCAAAGCATCTTCAATGCGATGCTTCTTCTCAATCATCTCAACCTCTGTCGCTGCACCTACACGAACTACTGCAACACCTGAAGCGAGTCTCGTAATCCTTTCTTGGATACGTTCACACTCTTTGATATTGTCTGTTTGTGAGATCTCGACCTTTAATGCTTCGATCTGCTTATCAATACCATCATAGTTACCTGTTCCACCAACAATAGTGGTCCAGAGTTTTCCTACTGATATTGACTTTGACTGGCCGAAGTGACCGAGTTGGATATCCTTTAGTTGGATTCCATCTTCCCTAGTGATAAAAGTGGCTCCGACAGACAGGCAGAGGTCACGAAGGATCTTTCTCCGCTCCTCACCATATCTCGGTGCTTTAACGGCACAGACTTTCATCGTACCCCTAACGCTATTCATAATAAGGGCAGCAAGAGCTTGACCCTCCACTTCGGAGGCCACCAAAACAAGAGGACGGGATTCTCTTGCTGCTAATTCCAAAGTTGGATAAATCTGTTCTACATGTTCCACCTTATCATCTGTTACAAGAATAAGAGGATTGTCATATTCCACAGTACCTGTTCTTTCATTCGTTATAAATGAGCTTGCAAGGAACCCAGTGTCCATTCTAAAGCCTTCTATGAGTTCCAGTGTGGTTTTCATAGACCTCGCTTCTTCAATGAGCACAGAGCCATCCTTACCCGCTTTATCAACGGCTGTGGAGATGAGTGTTCCAATAGATTCATCATTGTTTGCTGATATAGTTGCAATGTCTTTGATGTCTTCTTCTGATCTTATCTGACGAGCAGACTCCTTCAGGGTTTCAACGATCTGTTGACATGCCATATCCATTCCTCTCTTTATTTCAATTGGAGAGACACCGCTTACAATGTATCTTTGAGCTTCTCTGATCATAGCTCTTGCAAGAACGGTGGTTGTTGTCGTTCCATCTCCTGCTGTATTGGCTGACTGTTCGGCTGCTTGCTTTACAATCTGTGCTCCAACGTTTTCAACGGGGTCATCAAGCTCAATGAACTTGGCGATGGTCACTCCATCTTTTGTTACGACAGGAGTGTTCTGTTCTTTGTGATATAGAATCACGTTGCGTCCTTTGGGACCGAGAGTGCTTGCTACGTTATCAGCAAGAGTGTCGATACCTCTTAGTAGAGCTTCGGACAAAGCACTACCGTTAGAATAAGTCTTATTCATTTGGCCTCCATGTTAAACTTATATTTATATTATAACCGCATTTGGTTCATTTGTCAAGTATTATTTTATACTTTTTTTAATGTCTCGGATTGTCTCGGCAATCAGTTGGTCGAGGGATGCGAACTTTGATTCCTCTAACTGTTGGTCGAA